GACATCAACACTGCTACGGCTAAACGGCAAGAAGCGGAAAGACAGGCGCGTGAAACAGCAAACGCCCAGCTTCTTTCATCCATGAGCGGCATTGAACTTGCGCCCATGTCTCCGGAAAGAAAAGGACCTGACGTTGCGGAGGACATCATCACTGGAACAGAGGCTCCGGAAGTTACAACCGAGGTTTCTGATCTTCAAGCTCAAGAGAACTATAACGCGATAGCGGCCCAAGAGGCGGCATACAATCAGACATTAACGGAAACTGGGGATGCGATAGCTGCGGAAGCAGCGGGGAACGCAGCTTATAACAACGCTGTTGCTTCAAAACTTAGTACACCGGAAGCGGATGGGTCTGTAACTGTTGACAACGTTGCTCCTCTTAAACCGTCGATTGCAGACATTGCGGCTATGTACGACACCCCAAAGGTGGATGCTCCGGCGGACATGACTGCGCCCATGGTGAGTACTACGGATCAGCCGATTGATACTCGCCGTCCTGACATGCTTGGTGTTCAGCCTTCGATTACGGAAGTTGCGGATCAGATTGCAGCGGAAGTTGAAGTACCTGTAGAACAGCAACTAGATTTGAACCTTGATACTCCGATGGATGACACGGTTGTTGAGGTGGATGATCCAGTGGTTACTGAGGTTCAAGAACTGCCTTCCTACGATCCAGCTTTGTCGGACTCGGCTAAGTATCTTAGGGGCATTGTTGGAGACGGGAAGAGCCAGATTGGTGAAGGCACGGTAGTAGACAACGACCTGCAAACAGATTTTGTGGAAGTTGATGTTCCGAATACATTACCCGCAGTTGTCCGTCCTGACATGCTTGATGCTGTGCCAGATTCTACAACCGAGGTCATTGCGGAAGAGAAATTACCCACTGTTGCTGACACGGTAGACGTGGCGTTGCCTGCGGAAGAGGTAGTGATTACTGAGGAAGAGCCAGCGTCAACTATGAAAACGGTAGTTGAGAACCCACCATTGCTGACTAATCAGGAAGTTCCTGTTGCAGTTGATGTACCTGTTGAGAAAAAAACAAACAGGCCGTTTGTTCCGTTTAATACCGCATACGTTCCCCCAGAGGTGTTTGGTGACGATGGCGGTGACGATCCTAGCATCCCAACGTTCACTACAACGGATGACGGCGTAACGGTTGGTCTTCCATCGGATGGTGGTGACGGCGTTGCTCCTGTCCTTGGCACGAATGTGGCGGGTGATCCTACAATGGAATGTCCAGAGGGTTACGAGCTTGTGGATGGGCCAAACGGACCTACTTGTGTTAAGATTGAGGAGTCATATCAGCTACGGGCAGGAGCGAGTACTCGACCTTACACTGGACAAACGATACGTCCGGGGGACACGGGACCGGGCCAACGTAGAAAAGCCTTTGATAGACGCACCTACACGGCAGCGACACCTGCAGCATGAACCTACAGGCACTACCAGAAAACGCCTTAAAGGAGATCTTGGCCTTAACTGAGGCCAAGAAACGCATGGATTTAAGGGAGAAAGCGCATGATAACTTCATGCCGTTTGTCCACCATGTGTACGATAACTTCATCGAGGGTCGGCATCACCGAATTATTGCGGAAAAACTTGAACGTGTTGCGCGAGGAGAGCTCAAACGTTTGATAATCAACATGCCGCCTCGTCATTCTAAGTCCGAGTTTGCGTCCTACTTGATGCCTGCTTGGTTTCTAGGTAGAAACCCTAAGTTAAAAATCATTCAAGCCACTCACAACACAGAGTTGGCTGTGCGTTTTGGCCGTAAAGTAAGGGATTTAATCGATGATCCAGAGTACAAAACTATATTTCCGAACACAAACCTTAAAGAAGACAATAAAGGAGCGGGTACTTGGGGCACTGACTTGGGTGCAGAGTACTTTGCGGCGGGTGTGGGAGCGGCTATCACAGGCCGTGGCGCGGATTTACTTGTCATTGATGACCCTCATTCGGAGCAAGACGCCCTAAGTGCATCTGCGTTTGATAATGCCTACGAGTGGTACACTTCTGGTCCTCGCCAGCGTCTTCAGCCGGGCGGTGCAATCATAATTGTTATGACTCGGTGGGGTACAAAGGACTTGACGGGCCGTTTGTTGGCCCAGCAGGGCAGCGATGTCATGTCTGACCAGTGGGAGGTTGTGGAATTTCCTGCAATTATGCCTAGTGACAAGCCGTTGTGGCCTGAGTTCTGGGCAAAAGACGCTTTGCTGTCGATTAAAGCTTCGTTGCCTGTTGGAAAATGGAACGCTCAGTGGCAGCAGAACCCAACAGGTTCCGCATCCGCGATTATTAAGACCGAGTGGTGGAAACGGTGGGAGGAAGAGACGGTTCCTCGGCTGGACTACATTCTTCAGTCTTACGATACGGCGTTTTCCAAGAAAGAAACGGCGGATTATTCTGCGATTACTACTTGGGGTGTGTTTAAACCCGAGGAGGGTGGTCCGGACCATATTATTTTACTTGATGCCCAGCGCGGAAGGTGGAATTTTCCTGAGTTAAAAGAGCATGCGTTTAAGGAATACGAGTATTGGGAGCCTGATATGGTTCTTATCGAGGCCAAAGCTACAGGTACTCCTTTGATCCAAGAACTTCGGCTAAAAGGTATTCCAGCTTTAGGGTTTTCTCCGGGCAAAGGAAACGATAAGGTTACTCGAATGCACATGGTGGCCCCTATGTTTGAATCTGGAATGGTGTGGGCCCCACACGATAAGAAATTTGCAGAAGAAGTTATCGAAGAAGTTGTTTCATTTCCTAATGGTGACAATGATGACTTTTGTGATAGTATGACTTTAGCACTGATGCGTTTTCGACAAGGCGGGTTCATCTCGTTGAACGGAGAAGACGATGGGGAAGAAAACTTTGTTCCTCGTAAACGGGAGTATTACTAATGGCTTTGCCACCTCGCCCAATGGGCCCAGTTGATTCTGGAATTACAATGGAAGACATGATGCCCAGCGAGGCGTCTGTTAATATAGATGTAATGGAACCCGAGTCGTTCGAAGGCGGAGCCGAGGTTATCGAAGACGGCCAAGGTGGCGCAGTTATCCAGTCTCTTCTGGACTCTCTTAACGGGGAAGTCATGGACGAACCCTTAGAGCACTCAGTTAATTTGGCGGATCATCTCGAGGATGGTTACTTAGGGGAGCTTTCCTCAGAACTTCGTGCTTCGTTCGAAGATGACATGGAGTCTAGGTCTGAGTGGGAAGAAGCTTACACTAAAGGATTAGACCAGCTTGGCATTAAGCAGATCGAGCGCACACAGCCGTTCCAAGGGGCCTCTGGAGTCACCCACCCTCTTATAGCGGAGAGTGTGACCCAGTTCCAAGCACAAGCCTACAAAGAGCTCCTACCGTCTGGTGGCCCTGTCAAGACACAGGTACTTGGTCTGCAGGATGCTGAGAGAGAAGAGCAGGCGACTCGAGTTAAGAACTACATGAACTACCAGATCATGGAAGTCATGGAAGAGTTTGATCCGGATATGGATCAGCTTCTCTTTTATTTACCGCTTTCGGGTTCATGTTTCAAAAAAGTTTACTACGATGAGGCTAAACAACGGGCTGTCGCTCAGTTTATCCCTGCGCAAGACTTGGTTGTTCCCTATGCTGCATCGGACTTGGCTACCGCTTCTAGGGTTACTCACGTTCTTAAAATGGACGCCAACGCAATACGCAAGTTGCAGATTGCGGGAATGTACCGTGATGTAGAGTTAAGCACCTTTGAGGGCGATGACGATGAGGTTCGTCAAAAGGTTGACGAGATCCAAGGCACGTCCAAGACATACATGGACGATGTCTACACTATTCTGGAAATGCATGTTGATTTAGATATCGAGGGTTTCGAGGACATGTCTCCGGACGGAGAGCCTACTGGAATTGCTCTTCCGTATATTGTTTCTGTTGATGAAGGCTCGGGACACATCCTGTCTATTCGCAGAAACTTTGAGGAAGACAGTCCTCTTGCCAAGAAACAACAGTACTTTGTTCACTACAAGTTTATGCCTGGTTTGGGATTTTATGGCTTTGGTTTAATTCACATGATTGGTGGATTGGGTCGTGCGGCTACAAGTATTCTTCGCCAGTTGATCGATGCCGGAACGCTGGTGAACCTCCCCGCTGGCTTCAAGGCTCGGGGTGTAAGGGTTCGGAATGAAGATGAGCCCTTACAGCCCGGAGAATGGCGAGATATTGACGCTCCTGGTGGAAACATACGGGATGCAATTATCCCGCTTCCGTACAAAGAGCCTTCATCAACTCTCGCAAGCCTACTTGGGACGCTCATAGAGGGCGGCAGACGCTTCGTACAGCTCGCTGACCAGCAGACAGGCGATACTAACTCTCAAGCCCCTGTAGGGACCACTGTGGCCCTCTTAGAGCGGGGCATGAAAGTTATGTCCGCTATACACAAACGTCTGCACTATGCTCAGAAGCAAGAGTTCCGAGTGTTAGCTAGGATATTTAGAGACAATCTGCCTCAAGAATACCCTTACGATGTTCAAGGCGGCGAACGTCAGATCATGGCTTCGGACTTTGACAATCGTGTTGATGTTATTCCGGTCAGTGACCCCAACATATTCTCGATGGCCCAGCGCGTAACCTTAGCACAAACGCAGTTGCAATTGGCGCAGTCCAATCCGGAAATGCATAACCTCCACGCTGCGTACAAACGCATGTACCAAGCACTTGAGGTCCAGAATATTGATGAGGTGCTGCCACCTCCTCCTCAACCCGAACCTTTGGATCCAGCTATTGAGAACGCCCGTGCGTTAATGGGTGAGATTCTGACAACATTTCCAGATCAGGATCACGATGCTCACATCCGCATTCACTTGATGTTTATGCAGACTCCCTTGGTGTCTACGTCTCCGACAGTCATGGGTACGTTTTATGCTCATGTCATGGAGCACCTATCTCAGAAGGCTCGTATAATGGTTGAGACAGAGATTGGTGAAATTATAAAACAGGCTCAGACATCTGTAAGTGCAGGACAGCTTGACCCACAGGCCGCTCAAGCACAAATAGCACAAGTTCAGCAGGACATGCAGGACCCAGCGCAAATGGAAAAACTAATATCCATGCAGATGGAGCAGTTAATGACTGAGGTGATGCCGCAGCTTATGCCTCAAGGAAAGAGTCCCATGGATGATCCTTTGGTGCAGATTCGTATGCAAGAGTTGGCAATTAAAGAAAAAGATCTACTTCGTAAGACAGAAGAAGATCAGGGTCAGATGTTGGTCGAGCTTCAGAAGATGCAGCAACGTGCAACCACTGACTCT